CTGCTTTAGGCTTACCAGCAGTGCTAGCTCCTTGCTCTCCAAAACGAATAATCTTTTCTTTACCATTTTTACATGCTTTAACTATATGAGACTTTTTAGGGTGTCCAGTTGTTCTCTTAGGTTTATTACATGGCATTTTTGCTTTACTGACTGGTTTTCTAGCCATTATTATCTCTTTTCTTATTTTAGAATATACACAGTATAATCCCATAGATCATAGTCGTGTCTAATAACAAATTTTCTAGATAAGTGTTCTTTTATAAACCAACTTAATTTATCTATAGATAGATGAAATAAGTCATCTCTTTCATAATCAACTTGTTTAGACATAACATTAAACATTATACCTTTATTTACGTTATTAAATACTAAAGAAATTAATTTTGTCATATGATTAAACATTTCATTATGAGTCATGTTTAATTTCTCAGTAAAAACTCCATTCATTACCGCGCAATCTAATTTTGGTAATGTCCACTTTTCTTGTAGAATATCAATATTATGAAAGGTAGTTAAAGGATGCTTTTCAGCACATCTATGAAACATAGATTTTGATAATTCTAAACCTTCATAATAATAGTCTTTATCTTCTCGTATTAAATACTCATAATAATGAGCTAATCCGCAACCGAAATCTAAAATAGATCTACCATTACAGTGTTCTATACCTTCAGTCATAACCCTATATCTAGTATCTGCATCTATTTTATTAGGCCAATCTACACCTAAGTGAGAGTCACCATGTTGTTCATAACAACTCTCATAATAATTAACAATATCTTTATAACTCATTATCATATCTTCTAAAGTTAAAATGTTGTATTATAGAGTCTACTATAGGCTCTGCTGTTAAGTAGTCAAAATGACTACCATCTCTCCCAAAATCTAATAACTCATACCTATGTAGTGTATTATTTAATTGTGTTAAATCTGATATATCTGTAGGTACAGTAGTATTATATATATTAGACAATAAACTATTTACCGTATTAAAGCAGTCTTTAAAGTCTTCTACATCTTTAGAACTACAAATGTTTTCTTCATAATGTATAAATTTCCAAGGATCTTCATAACGTCTATGTTTATAAGACCACATGATTACCATATACTTAGGATTATACTCTGATATAATTTGTTTAGCAATATTTAAAAGTAAACGATTAGCAGCTCCATCTATACCTAAATTTATGCAACGTTTTTTACTATTAGTTTGGAGTATAGAAGGCCATGTATGTTCATAAGGAACTCCCACTCCTTTTGTAAAACTATCCCCTAAACACCATACTACATCATCTAAGTTAGATGGCCACTCCTTGTCTCTAAAACCTCTAGAATTATACTCATAAAGTATAGGATAAGGATAGGTCATCCATCTAAAAGACATAGGAGAAGAACCGGATTGTGCATTATAAGATGTAGTGCTTATAGCATCCATACCTGTAGTAGAATATATTTTATTTACAGTAAAAGGATAAGTTAAGTAGTCCATATACTATCTTCTAATTTAATTCTATCATTTATTTGTTCTAAACTTACTTTTTCAAAATGATTTGAAGGATAATTGTTATATACATCTAGTAATTTTGTAAAGTTATTTATCTCATTTATTTTTTCTTTTAATGTTATTTTTTTAATAGGAAAAGGGCTGTGAGATGTTAAAAAACCTTTTCTTGATAAATACTGAATATAGTCTGTAATTTCTATAAATTTTAATAACTGTTCAGAAGTATATTTAGTTAAATTTGCATTACGAACTCTTTTAGTATTAAATTTATTATACTCTAGTAAAGATAAATTTTTATCAGATACAATATTAAATTCTTTTTTAAACGTATTGTCAGGATCAGTTATTAAGTCGGTATAACTAAGTACTTTATGCTTAGGAAAATATTTATCTACCCATACATAAAATTCTTCAAAATATTTTAAGTTTTCTATAAAATTACGTTTATCTATAGAGTAAGATTTTTTATTTTTATTTTGATTATACTCTTCTTTACTATAAATATTTAATATACCTGTTCCTTCATGAGTATTACTATAACTGAGTATAGACTCAAAGGAACATCTAGAAATTACATATATATCTGTAAAAAAATAACTACAAAATTTTAGATAATTTTTAGTATCTTTGCCAAACTCTATAGATCTGTAGGGTGAGCAACGAGCTACTATACTTGTTTTATTAGTCGAAAGAGTTTCGATTAAAATGCGTAAATCTGTAGTAAAGTTACACAAATCATGATAGTTATTAGTCGGATATCCATGATAGTTTAAATAAACAGTTAAAGATTTTTGAAAGTAAGTACTACCTATACCATCAGGAGTCAATACTAAAATTCTTTTTAGTTTATTTAGATATTTCGACATTATTATACCTTTGTTCAATCTCACATACTATCTGCCACTGCCTAGAGGTTAATTGTGGATGTTTTTGTTGCGCTTTTAAGCAACCTGCTACAAAACTTCTTTCTTTATCTGTCAATTCTTTATCTTCAAGAAATATTCGTAATTCTTTTCTAATTCTTCGAGTTGTCATTTTTTACGATACCGCCTATATTAAGTTCATTCGTATCTGGTAAGTCATAAATAAAAGGATCTATCTTCATTATTTCCTTTTTCTTTGCTTGAAACTCTTTTTCAAACTTCCAATCATCATATTTATCTCTAATCCACTTCAGCATAGGGATTCTCCTTAGGTGTTAAACATAGCGTGACTCTATACTCATCGCTTAAGTTCATTATACGGTGTTTTACACCGCTTTTAATTAAATAACTATATCCTTCTCTATAGTGGTATTTTTTATCGTTTTCAAATTCTATAAAACTATTAGCAGTAGCTATAGAGGTTATAACGCTATTAGCATATATATTTGTCTGAGTCATATCAACATGCCAAGGTATCTGATTTCTAGGCATTAATATAGATAAATATAAATGATTTATATTTCGTATAGCAGTATGCTTAGTACAAGTAGTTAACCATTTTACTATACTTGGAAAGTGTTTTATCATAGGAGAAGTAGTACCTTCAGTTATAATATCAAAAGATTTCCAAGCGTGATGACCATATCTCTCATCAAATAAATGATGTCCCATAGTAAAAAAAGAGATTATTTTTTTTAAATCTCCTTGATCTATTCTAGGAAGTGGTATCTGCTTGCAGTTTGTCAAAAGACATTCTCCTATTTTTTAGTAGAGGTAAAAAAGGTATAGCACTTTGTTCAAAAATGATAGGATCAGCATTGTCTATAGTCATAACAATAGCTATATCTTTTATTCCTGTTCCATACATTTCATTATGTGCTATAGCATAAGCACAACCTTGAATGTAATAATCAGTAATTTGTTTATTACTTTTCTTTTTCTTTGATGTTTTAAAATCTATAATAGTAGGTTTTCCACGCCAAATTCCTACCATATCAGTTCTACCAGCATATTTATATTTATTAGACCATAAAACTTGTTCTTGTCCCCAAATCTCTTCTACACCTTTTTCAGTAGCACGAACTAAGTCACGACTCATCTGAATAACATCTACAGCTTCTTTATATAATTCATCCCATATGTCTTCACCATTAAAATGTCGTTCGGCATATTCATGTACTAAAGTTCCTCTATCCGTAGCTACTTTAGACACACGAGCAGCTTCTTCTTCTCCTACACGTTCTTTCCATTTTAAAAGCCATGTTTGATCAGAAGTTTTTCCTAGTATAGTAGTAATACTAGGATAAGACCCGTCTGGGGTATGATATGTTCTACCTGTAGGTAGGGTATCAGTAGCACAGTTCGTTGTATAATTGTACTTCTTTGAGGTCGTCCACGGTATTGACAATTGGTTTTCCTTTACCATTTAAACTTGTATTTATTAAAATAGAATGACCATGATTTTTACATTGGTTTAAAATACGCCATAAAAATACATTAGATTTTTCATCAACAACTTGTAGTCTAGCAGAATTATCATAAGTATTAAATAAACCTTTTTTAATTTTAGCTATATTTAACATGTAAGGACAGGCTTTAATTATATGAAACCAATGAGGAGCTTCATCTCTCAAACATATAGGAGCATAAGGTCTCCATGAATCTTCATCTCTATTTTTAATTTTATTTAACTTCTTAATATTATCATCAGTTGGCAAACATAGCAAACTACGATTTCCTAAGGCTCTAGGTCCAAATTCAGCTTGCCCTTCAATTACTGCAACTATATCACCTTTTAAGATTCTACTAGCATAATCATCAGCATGTAACCCTCTACTATCACTAACACCTAAGTAAGGTGTAAATTGTTTAGGTCGATCAAGTAATGCAGCAGCACCTAAAGCACAACCTGCATCACCAGCTGCTGGTTGAATTGCTACCTCTTCAAAATTAGTCCAATTTAAGATTTCTGTATTAGCAACACAATTTAAGGCTACTCCTCCTGCATATGCAAGTTTAGTCATACCTGTTTCTTGCTGTAACCAACTAGCCATATTAGCAATTATTGTTTGAGTAACATGCTGAACAGACGCAGCTATATCCCAGTCTAAAGTACCATAACCTACACCACGTTCTAGATCTTGTAGTGCTGTGTAATCACCTTTATGATCGTAGTGTAAAATATTATCTTTAATGTACTTTGACCATTTAGGCGTGCCATAAGCTGCTGCTGCCATCACTTGTGACTCATCGGATAAAGGTTGTAATCCTAAAAATCTAGTAGCAGAACTATAAAATAATCCTAATGAATTAGGATAACGCATACGTCGTAGCCATGTAAATTTTCCTTTAGAATATACACCTAATGAAGTAGAAAATTTATTACCTACAGTGTCTATTACCATAACAGCACACTCATCCCAGTCAGTAGTTATTATAGAACTCATAGCATGAGCCTCATGATGATCTACTAGTACAGGTTTTGCTTTACTTACTTTTTTAATATCTCTTTTAAATCTTTTATAAGTAGTTTCCTCATAAAATACAGCATAATCAAAATCTTCATAAGCATTTTTTAACCAATTAATACTATTAATTGGAAAATTATTATCATATTTATTACGAGAAAATCTTTCTTCATGGGATGCACCCAGTATTACATTATTTTTTATATTTGCAGCTGCACTATCATGATGATAGCAGCTTACTCCTAGTATGTTCATCAAAGTACCTTTTGAATATATAAGTTAAATCTGCTTTAGTTTTAGTTGAGTAATCAGGTGTATCAACAAAGTCTACAAATGCCCATCTATAATTATCTACTATAGGTTGTATTCTATGTACCATAAAACAAGGAAATAATACAGTCTTTCCTGGTTTAGGGTATATTCTTGCTAATATATCATTAGGTTTAGGGGCAGAAAAATCAGTTTCTTGGACTCTATCTCCTTCAGGATTCCAGTTACCTAGTTCAAAAGGTTTTCCCTCAGTAAGATAGACCATATGCGTCCAAAAACGACCAGGCCTAGAAGTAGTTAGTCTTTTCTCAGCAAAATCTAAATTATCAAAGTGCCACTCATACCCTTCTCCAGGTTTTAGAAGTATAGCTGACTTACCTGCAAAATCGCATTTCCATTGATGAGCATGTCTAATATAGTTTTTCATACAGTAATCAACTATTTTATCAGCTTTTTTAGCTATCTTTTCAGAAAATCCGATCTCAATTGATCTTGTCCACTCATCTGCAATGAAATCTTCCATCTGTCATTTACCTCCGAAGCTAACCTGACTGCAAAATGATTATGACCATATTGATTAATATGACCTTCATTATCTGCAAACTCTTTAGCTAAATCTCTTAAATAATAATTCCATATACATGGACTGTCTTGTATCATTGGTTGTTCTATAATGTTAGGTCTATATATAGGAATTAACATTAAGTTATCTACAGTAGCTTGTCCTAGTACTGCTTTTACAAATAAAGCATTAGTTCTATTATACCACTTCATACGTGTAATTTTTTTAAACCATATATCTTGTACTAGTTTACCCCATACATCTTTTGGACTAGCCCATCCGTATGGAAGTAGATAGTCACCATTTCCTTTAGGATCTGCTCTGTGGTGATGTCCAAGTAGCCAAATAACTTTAAAACGATTGACAAGATCATTTTCTATGATATACTCAGCTTGAGCATCTAAAGTTATTCCTTGTTCTTCCCATCTATTTTTTAAACCTAGTTGGTCAAAAGCAGGTATAGGTGCTTTATCACTTGGTATTGACCAAGAGTTTCCTACTACAAAGATTTGATTATTAATGTTCATTGTTACCTGTGGAGATAGTTTTACACAAGGAGAAGGTTTGACTAAACAGAGTCAAGCGTATCCTTATTTACTTGGTGCTAAAATAACTAATTTAGCTCAGAGTGGTGCTTCCGAATATCTTATTACAACACAAATTGAACAAGCTGTCAAGTTAAAACCTGATTTGATTATAGTCGGGCATACTAGTGAATATAGATGGGAAGTATGGGATGTTAGAAATAAAATTCAACAAGGATTTTTAGTTGCTAATCACGTACTAAAGAATGAAAAATACTATAGACAATGGAATTTATCGGAACAAATTTTATGTAATACTAGAAATACAAAAGAACACAAAGCTGCATGGCACGCAGCAGGTATGTTATATTTTTCAGATATAGAGCTAGTTCAGAGAATATGGAGTGGTGCAGTAGCAAAACAAATAATACTTGCACAAAGATCTAATATACCTATGATTCATCATTGTTGTTTTCCACACTTACAATCATTACTGGCAGAGCTCACAGATAATTATGTAGATTTTCACTTAGATCTAGAAAAACATAAAGATTTAGCCCCAGATAATTCTCATGCTGGGGCAAAAAGTCATAAAAAATTAGCGAAGTTGCTCTTGGATAAATTCAGCTAGAGCTTTAGTTGCTTTTCTATTAGGATGAACTTGATCAGTAGCTGAAGCAAAATATTCAGGGTGTTCTTTCCAAAAATTATGTTTATGCTCAAATATACTCCATAACTTCATTGCACCTTTTTTGTCACCATCTGAATATTTTTCAAAATGCGTATAATCCCCAAATATAGTAGTATCTTTAAAGTCAGGGTAAAAAAACTCTGTAATACTAGGAATTTTAAAAGCACAGTCAAAATCAGGTTCAATTTTTTCTATACCCCCTATTAAACATAATTTATGTTTATAGCGTTCTAGTATATTATATTCGATTTCTTTTACTAATTTAATTTTTTCAAATAAATCAGTAGTATTATACGCTTCAGGATGATTTTCAGCTGTTAAATGTTTAAAGTCTCGTGTAGCACAAGTTTTAACATAAATAACAAAATCAAATCCCATCTCATGAGTCATTAAGCAATTTAAAGATACAAAGTCACCCCATCCAGGATTAGCAGCATGTGCTACTTCATGACCTAAATCTCGTAAGTATCTAGACATAGAATATTTTTCAGCAAAAGCTCTAGTCTCTTCGGGGGTGAGAGTTGGATCCCACTCCCCTGCAGACCAAGAATCGCCAGTTACCATTATTTTGTAACTAACCGTCATGTTAACTACACGCTTCTACATACTCTTTGAGTTGTTCCCACTTTTCTTCTTCTTCATCCATATTTTCTTTGCGAACAATAGTAGCAATTTTAGTAATAGTTGCTACAGGAATATCATATTCTGATTTAATATCTTTTTTAAGTTCATTAATAGACTCTCTAATTGCTTCTCCTTGAATCATAAGATCTACAATACGTGAGATTTCTTTGCGTAATTCTGCTTTTAGTGCTACTTCCATTTGTTTTTCCTAATTTATTAGTTGAAAGGTTTTTCTGATATTCTCAGGTCTTTTTCTAATAAGTTTATCTTCTGTAAACTTATCTAGAATATTATTAAAAATGTCATGACTTAGTGTTGTTATATCTTCAGACACCGTGCCATCAACTAATAATCGTTGATGAACCATGTTCAAAGCAGTTATTAGATTAGCAGACCCAATAGCTCTTGAATCTTTGTAATCTCCTTCAGATCTTGTTTTTACTAACTCCCATGTTTCGTTTTCCCAAACAGTATCATCATCTTCATCAAATACTTCAATGGGCATACCACCTAGTATTTTCCATACCATGTCATCATATTTTCTTGTCATTATTCAATTCACTTATAAAAAGAGCGTAGCTGTACCGGCTACGCTCGCATACTCCCTACGGTCGTACTAGGAAGCAATCCAATCATCACGATATGGAGCTGCATAGAACCAAGCCAAAGCTATCTCAACATTTTTAGACGGCATTTTCCCATCCAAACACTGTTCAAACTCACGTTTGAAGCGTAGCCATGGATTTCTCATATTGTTTACAGGCTTGATTTGGCTAAGATCATTTTGATTCCAGTGAATACAGCGATCTGCATAAGCTGCTTCAACATTAAGTGAACGCGTAGACTCGAAGAGTTTCTCCTTGAGTACTCCGTACAGCTCTACAAAAGCTGCGCTTTTCTCTTCTTCACTCAGCTGCGAAACACATATACGACGTGCGTTCCGTACTAGATCACGATAACCATTTTTTGACACAAGTTTAAAGTACATAATTTACCTCTTATTAATAGCATAGTTTATGGGTTGTTGCAAATAGAAAATTCTACCAATCAGAATCATCTACCATTAGTTCTAGATAGGTTGGTGGGTAGCTAACTTTATCCCTTTTCCAAAATTCGTCAGGATTGTGATGTCTAAAGCGCGGAAGCATATGCCAATAGTTATTGATTCGACGTACAGCTGAATCATACTCATTGTGAAATAGATTGTCTAGATCCATGCGGTCTCTAGCTTCTTCCATCCATTCATGACACTTCCACGGATTCCAACGTGAAACATTCTCTGCCTCACGAATTGTACGCTTAATACCCCAGTCTGAATATCCTATGGCATTAAGTGGGTTTACAATTCTATCCACCAATTACTTTATCCTTCTCATTTTTATTATAATCAATTAGTATTTCAATAATGTATCGTGCAGCAAAAAACTCACCATAATCTTTTTTCATATCTTCATACTCGTCCATAACAAACGGTGCATTTTGATAAAAGAATGTTTTTGCTTCTGTTAGAGTTGGTCGTTTCATGATCTTCCTTAATTTTTATTTATTAACTATTTATACAACTAAAAAGAGAATCATGCAATCATAAAATGGCTACAGACTGCTCACGTTCTAGATAGGTAAGCATAAAAGACCTAACATCATTTATATTTGAAGTAAAATTAAAATGATTTACAATGTTCATATACTCTGATTCAAATATATCATCGTTAGTTGAGAATAATTTATGTATATCAATATTAAAAGCATTACTATGAGGATTACGCATTAATTTAAGTCTGTCTTTAGCATATTCATTAGAGTGTATTATATAATCTTTTTTAAATAGTAAAGGTCTTTGTTTAACTATAGCATGCATATCAGAAGTGTATAACCAAACGCAAGGCCTATACATATGATATATAAAATCTAAAGTACAATATATAAAACTTTGTAAACTGCCTTGTTTATAATAGTCTATTACATGTTGAGTAGGATATTTAGGAAAAGATCTAGAATTATACATGGTAGTATGCGCTGTTATATAATTAGCTTTTTCATTTCTGTCTAATCTAGTATCTACCCAACTACCTTTTTCAGGATAGCATAAAGGTGAATAGTTAGGTTTTTTATCCCAATTCATTATACTACTATCCCACCATACTTCTTTATGACTAGCTAGTATTCTATATACACAGTGTCCCCTAAAACCATGAGGAGCAATAAGGGGTTGACATCTACTGTCTAAGTTGTTCCAAAAAATAGCTGCTTTTGCAGGATCAAGGTCTAATTCACTCATAAACTTATACTTCCGTTTTTATGTTGACCTACTAAATTTTATAACTTATAATACTCATATGTATATAACTGAAAAAGAATTAAAATTTGAAATAAGACATGTGCACGCACTTATAAATGAGTTAGCAGCTGATCAAGCTGGTGATATTCGTTTTTTACATCAAGAACTGATGGAGTTAAAAGAACGAGTAAGTACACAAGATGAAGTAATTCAAATGTTAAAGGATAGATTAAATGAGTCATAAGTTAGTAGGATTTGCTGATTCAGTAAATACAGTATATATTGAAAATCAATTGCAGTCAATAGCTAATCAAATTTCTGGACTAGAAACAGAGTTAGCAGACGAAACAGATTCTAGACTAAAAAAATATTCTAAAACACCTAATAGAGTACCGTGTTTTATGCTATTTCAAAATGATGTTCAGAAAAATCATATTCATGCTAAAATGACTGAAGATTATGCATTAAGATGGGTAAAAGGAGCTATAGGCTAATATGCCAAAGGCAATAGTATGTACACCTCATGATGCTAGAATAAATAAACATCGTAAAGATTATTTAACAGCAGTACATCATTCTATGGATTACCCCTTTCAATCAGAAGATGGTAGAGATGCTTCTCCTATGCATCAACAGTTAGAAACTACTTGTAAACGTTTTAATCCTATAAAATATTGGCAATTTACTAACTGTTGTACAGATTCTCTACAAATAGCTTTTCATATACTATGTAAGCCTGGAGATACTGTTATTGTACCTGCATATGGTTGGAGAGCTATAACTAATGCTCCTCAATTTGTAGGTTTACATGTTATATATTGTGATATTGATGATACAGGTAATATAGATTTAAATCAATTACAACATCTTATTATAGAACATAAACCCACAGCAGTATTAATAGTGCATAATTTTGGGACAATAGTAGACATATCTAAAATAACAGACATATGTGTACTTAATAATGTTAGTATTATAGAAGATGCTGCACCTTCTTTTGTTATGAATGAATCTTATAAGTATAAATTAGGTTCTTATTCAGATATAGTATGTTTTTCTTTTGATTTTACTAAGTCTCCTGGTTGTTTAGGTGCAGGAGGGGGACTTGCTACTAATAGTGAAGAATTATTTAATAAAATTAAAACTGTAGGATCTCACATCACATCTACTCATGGTATAGGTACAAAATCATATTTAGATACTATAGCAGCAGGAGTGTTAAATACTGACATAAAATTAATAGAGCAAAATAACTATAGACAACATAGAGTCAACATTGCTACTTACTATATAAACAATCTTCCCTATAAAACTCTAAGCGGAGAAAATTACATATTTCATCGTTTTATAATTCTAACAGATAGAGATAAAAAACAAACAGTAATTGAGAAGTTTAAATCACAAAAAATACTAGCTAAATCTGTATTTGATCCTAATATAAGTATTCTTCCTAGGGCAAATGAGTTTACAGAGACAGCAATTGAGCTTCCTTGTCATCAGTTTATTGATATAAATGACTTAGATTCGAGAATTAAAAAGATTTTATGAAAATACTAATAACTGGAGGATTAGGATTTATTGGTAGTCATTTAGTAGCAACTTTATCAAATCACCATACAATAGATATTATTGATAATTTTAATGAAGCATATCCTGGATATCAATATATACATAGAGGTAAACAAGGTCTACAAAAAGTTGGATCAATAGAACAAAAACATAGACAACAAGCTCTTAAATATAGATTAAGTTTGATTAAGGGTAATTTTAAAAAATTATACAGACAATGGACTTTTGAAATGTCTGATAAGTTTAAAGAAAATAAATATGATTTGATAATAAACTGTGGTTCTTTATGTGAAGCTGTATTAAGTCAATATTTTAAGTGCTTTACTCAACATACGATAGTATCAGGACTTAAGAACATAAAAACATGGTTTCCGGATACTCCTTGCTTACACATAAGTAGTAGCATGGTTTATGGCACTTGGGAAGATCTAATTGACGAGCAGTACTCTTTAGGAAGTGTAGACGTATATGGACGTTGTAAAATCGAAGCAGAGAAGGCATTAAGCAAAACAGATGTGTGCCTTAGACCAATTCATGTTTATGGCATGGGAGACGGTAAGTTTCCTATTTGGATGAATATAGAAAGACAAATGTCTATTAATAAGCCTGTATTAATAGAACGAGCAGGTTGTATCTACATTAATGATTTTGTTTTAACAGTAAAAAATATTATAGACAAATGGAATCCAGGAGCGTATAATATTTCATATGACTTTACTCGAGATCCTAATGCTATAAAAACAATATACCCTAAATCTTTTGAAACTAAAGAGAAGTTAGGGCCAACAGGCAAAAAAAGAGGTTTACTCTTATCAAACAAACTTAGACAGACTTTTAATTTCGACTACGAGTTTAGAGATTATGAGTCTACTATTAGGGATTATTACGAACAGTATGAAAAATATGAAACCAAGACCCAGAAATAATGGGATAAAAACAATGACTATCTTTGTACGTAATAATGACGTAGATAAAGCTATGCGTATTCTTAAAAAGAAACTTCATAATGAAGGTATGACTAAAGAATTACGTGAAAAACGTCATTTTACTCCTCCAGGAGAAAAACGTAGATTAGCAGCTAAAGCTGGTAAAAAAAGATGGAATAAAAAGCGTGAGCAGATCGAACAACAAATGATTCGAAATGAACGAAATGCTATGAGAAAAACAAGGAATAAAGGTAACAATGTTTCCAGACAGAACCAAAATACAGGTAGACCACATAAAAGGAATAGTACACCTAGGCCTAAGAGTAACTGATAACCACGTTCAGAATATTGTAATGCCTATTAGAGACATGTTTAAAATATGTACACCATCTACAAAAAAGTATGAATGGACAGTAGGGACAATCTATTGGCAATTTTATAGAAAAACAGAACATATAAAATTATTTTTTAAAACTGAGCATGTAGATTTTCATTGGAGATTTAGCCACGAAGAGTGGGATGTTATTACTAAAGAATTACTAGAAAAAGTAAAAGAAGGTTAATGCATTCTTGCTAACTGCTTGTTTATTATATAATATACTTATATAACAAATGTGGAGATAACAATGAGAGCGTTTAAAGGAACATTTAAAAAGAAAAACGGTGAATCAAGAAATATGCTATTTGCTAAAATTTCTGATCTACCACAAGAGTTTCTTGACTCAGAAATAGGTCATGGAGCAGGTTCTGAGCAAACATATGCAGAAGGTATGGAACTGGTTTGGGATTTAGAAGCAGACAACTATAGAGTCTTTAATTGGGCTACTATAGAGTCTGACCCAAAGGAGTTATCTATTGACGAAGGTCACTTTACCTGATAGTACAGAAGTTATAGTGTCTGTACAAGAAGGATATATTCTAGTAGAAACAGAAACTATAGATTTTGAAGAACTAAAAAGACAAGCTAAACAAAGTGCTTTGAAGAAGCAAGATGAAAGCTGAACTGGACTCGGGGGCAGTACCCGACAGCTCCACCATAGATACACTATTAACAAAACAGCCGTGGCTGGCTCGCTAGACTATCCCGGGCTCTTAGTTCGTTAGGGAAAAAAGCTATAGTGTATCTTTGATGGGGCTGAAATAGGATCGACAGGTAGTGTATAGTTAAGTGGAGAAGCAGGTGTGCAAACAACCTTAATCGTAAGACAACTACAAATGCAAACAATAATTTTGCTCCTACAGGTTATGCGTTAGCCGCATGATGCTGGTGGGTATGGGTTCCACCTAGAAACAGAACGGGCCTTTAATTATAATGAGAAATAAAATGAATAAATTATACATTCTAGGAAACGGAAGTTTTGCTCAAGAAGTATTTGAGCAAATAATTGTTGCTAATCAAGTTAAAAATTTTGGAGGCTTTATCATATTAAAAAATGGTAAGGCTTTTTGTATAGGTGAAGAAGGTGCAGAAGCCTTTACTTACCCACCAGAAGCTAGACTTATTCTTGGTACTGCTAACCCTCAATGGAGAACTCAATTTTACAACCATTTTTTAGGCTATTACGAACTTAATATTAATCACTGGCCTAATATGTCAGCACCTAATTCATACCAATCACTAAGCTCTACTGTTGGAATTGGTAATTTATTTTTGATGTTTTCATTAGTAAATGCAAATACTCAAGTAGGTAATTTTAATTTATTATGTACCTACTCATCTGTAAGTGTAAATTGTGCATTAGGTAACTATAATGTATTATCTCCTTATTCTTCTATAGCTAAGAATGTATGTATAGAAAACACTAATTTACTAGAATCAGGAGAAATTCTATTTGAAGATCTTGAAAGTGATTGTGTACTAACATCAGGTGTAGTATACGCTAATGACTAAGGTAGCAGTAATGCAACCGTATGCATTTCCTTATTTTGGGTATTTACAACTTATGAAGTGTGTAGATCATTTTGTATTTATGGATGATGTTACTTTTATTAAAAAAGGTTTTATGAATAGAAATAAAATTATGAGTAATGGTAAAGAACAACTCTTTACTATACCTGTTAGTAAGATTTCTCAGAATAAAAAAATTAACGAACATTATGTTAGTTCTCAATGGTCTACAAAATTAATTAGGTCAATTCAACACAACTATCAGAAGAGTCCGTATTTTGAAGAATACTCTGTTCATCTATTTCCACTTATAAAAGAATTAGAAGATAAAAAATTCTCAGATGCTTGTGTTTTAATTTTTGAAACTATAGCAGATATACTTAATATAACTTCAAAATGGCATCTATCTTCATCATTCCGTGTAGAACATTTAAAAGCAGAACAAAAGATTATTACTATCTGTAATGAATTAGATGCAGATATGTATATTAATCCTATTGGAGGATTATCTCTTGATTTCTATACTCAAGAAGTATTTGATCCAATCCAATTACGTTTCATCAAACGACAAGATTCTTTACCCTCTACATCTGTAATAGATCTATTATTTAGATTTGGGTCTGAGGAACTTCGTAATAACATAGATAAATATGAATTGATAAACAAATGACAAAACCAATTATAATATTTGGAAATAAAGATTTAGCAGAAATGGCTAAATGGTATTGGGGGAGTACTGTTGTAGGATTTACAATGAATAATCCTGAATCTGATACATTTTTAGGTTTTCCTATGTATGATTTTGAAACAATAGTAGAAACTAGACCTCCTTCAGAATATGATATGTTTGTTCCTATAATTGACAATGTAACAAGGGCTAGAATATATACTAGGTGTAAAGAATTAGGCTATAGATTACCTAGTTATATACATCACAATGCTTTAGTTTGGAATAGAAATGCTATTGGAGATAACTGCTTTATACAAGAATTTAATAATATACAGTATAAAACTACAGTAGGTAATAATGTTATTATGTGGGCAAGTAATCATATCGGCCATCACAGTATAATAGAAGATCATTGTTTTTTTACTTCTCATGTATGCATGTCAGGTCATTGTCATATAGGTAGTCATGCTTATCTAGGAGTAAATGCTACTATTAGGGATTTTGGAGAAATAGCCGAAGGAACATTTGTATCTATGGATACATCTATAACTAAAAATATCACAGAACCGTGGGGAATATATAGAGGCAGCCCAGCACGGAGATTGAAAAATGTGGAATAAACATGGTATTATCTATTCTGCTAAAAAAGCACAGTTACCTGTATTAGAAGAAAGAAATTGTTCTTGGAGAATATATTTTACTTCTCGTAATAAACTAAATCAAAATGAAGGATATTTTATTGATGTAGAAAAAGGTAATCCGTCCAATATACTGGCTCCTGCTAAACAAGTGTTAGTTCCTGGCAAACCAGGAAGTACAGACTCTGCAGGTGTTATGCCTACATGTAAGTTTGAAGATAAATTATATTATATAGGATGGACTATACGAAAAGATGTTCCCTATTTTAATTACTGTTCTGTAGCTAAAGAAAAATTTAATGCTAAGTTCAAAAAACGTGGACCTATCTTGTCTCCTGATTTAATAGATCCTGGTTTTTCAGGCACTATATGTGTAACTAAACTTAATGATACGTATATGGGTTATTATTTATCGTGTAATAACTGGCTACCAGATGAAGAAGGTAACTTACAACCTTCATATAGTATTAGATTAGCTACATCAGATGATGGATTAAATTGGAATAAATCAGGAATCCCTACTATTAAACTAAGAGGTGAAGAAGCAGGAATCTCATCTGCTACTGTGTATAAACATAAAGATATATTTCATATGTGGTTTTCTGTTAGAAATAGTATTGAGTTTAGAACAAATCCAGAGCACGCATATACTATACAGCACGCTACTTCTAGAGACGGATATAGCTGGACAAGAGATACAAAATTTGGTATAGTACAAGAACTGGAGTTTGAATCAATTATGTGCGCTTATCCAGTAGTAATTCCTTATGAAGATAAACTTCATATGTTTTATAATGGCAATGGCTTCGGTGAAACTGGTATAGCACATGCAACAATGGAAATGGAGAAATTATGAAAATAGATAATTTAAAAGAATTAAAAGAACAAGGTTACACTATTGTACCAAAATTAGTAGAAGTTGACTTTGTAGATGCTATATACGACTCAGTAAACGCAGTGTTTAATAAACAAATACAGCGTACTGGTTGCAAGGATATGGATGATTTAAAAGAAAAACACTATGATTTATGGAATCTTTGTGATTTACATTCTCAATGGAATTTACAAGTACACCACTTGCAATGTATGCTAGGGTATAAAATGGCTAAATTTATGATTGATCCTCTAGTTGGAATAAATATAAGACCTATGGTATATTGTAATGGGTATCTGCCTCTTAAAATGAGAGGATCTACTGATTCTTTAGTATGTTGTGTTCCTTTAATTAACGAAAAAGAATCAGGATATTTACAAATGATCCCTAAAAATCTAGAGGAAGAAAGAAATATTGAGTATAAAGTACATACGCGTGAATGGCGTGAGGCTGATGATAAAGACTGGGTATCTATAGATGTACCTAAAGGTGATGTTTTAGTATTTGCTCATGATGTAGCTCATAGACATAGTAAAACAAAAGAAGGTAGTTTGTGGTATGCTTATTTTACTTATAACAATATGTATGATCCTGCATTTGTTGAAGCGGGATACCCGCATCCTTACACTGATTGGACTAAAAGAGATTATAATGATGAACACTCTTAAAAAAGAGGTAAGTTATGATTCGTATAATCTATAGAACCTGTGGATGGACTAATTGGGATAATAGACCTGAGTGGTTTCATTTTAGAAGTTGTTGGGACAATTTAGTATCAACAACTAAAAATGAAGATTGTGCTATAACAGTACTTTATGATGGTGAATTAAAAGGGCATGAAGAATATAATTATCATGCAGATGTGTTAGAAATTGATAGTGCAGCTAAACTTCCAGAAATACACAAAGACTGGGAGCTAAAAGGTGAGATGTATATTGATCATGATGAACAAGGTAGAGAAATACATAAAAGAGTAGAAGCTCCTGATCGAGAAAAAGCATCAGGATATTTAATGTATGAGTTAATTAGAGATAATATGTATGATTGGGATGATAATGATATTATCTATCTTGTAGAAGATGATTATATGCACATATCTGGATGGCCTATTGTATTACAAAATGTATATGATATGTATGATGGAGTAGATTATGTATCTTTATATGATCACCCCGATAAATACACACAAAGATACCAAGGATTATCTAGTCAAATCTTAGTATCAAATTATTGTCATTGGAGAACAGTACCTAGTAGTTGTGGAACTTTTGCCGGAAGGGTAAGAACTTTTAAAGAAGACTTAGATATTCATATGGGAAGTTTAGGTGATCATAATAAATTTACTCTGTTAGCTCAAAGAAATAGAAATATGATATCTGCAATGCCTGCTTTCGCTACTCATTGTGTTAATCCTTGGACCTCTCCTTTTAGGGACTGGGTTAAGGTATGATACCTTTTTTAATTAAAAAACAACTTGATTCTGATAGATTTAATGAGTATTTAATTACTGCTAATACAACTAATCAATTTACAAACTATGGATACGCTGTTCAGTTACTTGAACAGCGTGCCAGAGATATGTTAAAAATTGATGATAGTAAAGCTATAATTGCTACTTCTAGTGGTAGTACAGCTTTAGACGCTATAATATATGGAATGATAAGAAAAGATTCTCATAACTATAGAGTAGGAACTCAAGCATTTACTTTTCCCTCTAACACGATAGGTGCTGCACAAGGAGCTATCATAACTGATATGACTCCTCAATGTAATATACATTTAGATAATGAGTATATACAACAATCTGCTGATCTAGTTATAGTTACTAATATATTTGGTCACTTACAAGATATAACTGAAATATCTAGTAAAACAGAGCATAGAAATAAAAAATTAATATTTGATAATGCTGCCTCTCCTTATTCATTTTGGAATGGTTCTAATAGTTGTAATTTAGGAACAGCAAGTTATATATCACTACATCATACAAAACCTATAGGTTTTGGAGAAGGTGGTTTAGTTATTATTGATAAAGAATATGAAGAAATGGTAAGAGCAGCCTGTGCATTTGGTAATATAAATGGTGTATTTAACGAATACAGTGGTAATTATAAAATGAGTGAATTAAATGCTGCTGGTATTTTACAATGGTGGGATCAATTTAACATTGATGAGATGCAGAATATATTTATGAAAAATTACTATAATCTTAAATATCAAATGAGAAATGAGAATGGAGAGTCTTGGATTAATCATGATAATGATAAATGGTTTCCCACTTGTTTACCTTTTATATGTGATAAACCAGTAGAAAAATTATCAGGAGAATATTTAGATAGAGAATATAAAAAATACTATAAACCTTTAGGTAATGGTTATGTAGTATCTGATATTATGTATAATAATATTAAGTGTATGGCACTTACTAACGGAGTAGAAGAATGTTTAAACAGATCGCAGTAGTAACAGGATGTGCAGGTTTTATAGGAATTACCTTTACAAGATTATTACTTGAAAAAGGATGGTTAGTATATGGAATAGATAAGTTTACATATGTAGCTAATTTTGAAGAAGTACAGTGGCTTGCAGATACATATCCTGATACTTTTACTTATGCTGTAGAAGACATTAAAGATATTGATAGACTTCCTGAGTGTGATGTAATATTTAATCTTGCAGCTGAGTCTGACGTAGATAATAGTATTTTAAATATAGATAGTTTTATTGATTCTAATATATCAGGAGTTAAAAATTTACTTGAAATCATAACACATAGAAGTGTTCAGATCAAAAACAATAAACCTTTATTTTTTCAAGTATCTACTGATGAAGTTTATGGAGATAAAACTGAAGGCAGTTTTGATGAAACAGCAGCCTTAATGCCTAGTAACCCCTATGCAGCTACTAAAGCATCAGCAGATATGTTAGTAGAAAGTTGGTCTAGAACTCATGGATTAGATTATGTCATAGCTAGGCCATCTAATAACTATGGAGAGAATCAATATCCAGAAAAACTAATACCTACTGTAGTTAGACGTTTACAACGTGGTCAAAAAATTAAATTACATAATAATGGGTTACCTATAAGATCTTGGACGCACGTAGAAGATACAGCAGAAGCATTTATTTTACTGTATGAAAAAGCGTGCAGAAATAATATATATAATATACAATCAGATTACGAACAAACTAATTTAGTAACTGTTACAAAAATTATAAATGCTTATTTTATGGGGCATATAGATATTAGCATACCAGATTATGATGAGCATATAGATTATAATTATGATAGACCAGGACAAGATATAAGATACTCAATATCGTGTGAGTCTATTAAAAATTATGGTTGGACTCCTAAAAAAGGTTTTGATCAAGAAATTATTAAATTAGTAGATTTTTATAAAAAAAGAAAGTGGAAATGGTAATGAAAGTTTTTATTACAGGAATTAGTGGATTACTAGGTAGTACTATGGCTAGATATCTTATTATGCAAGGAGATAAAGTAGTAGGCATTGATAATATGATTGGAGGTGTAGAAGGTAATGTACCAGAACATCAAGATTGTGAATATCATAGAGGTGATATATTAGATACAGAATTTATGAAAACAATTATGGCAGATTGTGATGTGGTATTTCATACAGCATCTCTTCCATATGAAGGATTAAGTGTATTTTCTCCTACAGTAACTGCTACCAGTATTGTATCAGGTACTATTAGTACGGCTATTGCAGCACTACATAATAAAGTTAGACTATTTGTAAATTGTTCATCTATGGCTAGATATGGAGATCAAATTCCTCCTTTTACAGAAGACATGCCTACTAATCCTGTAGATCCTTATGGGTTAGCAAAAGTACAGGCAGAACAACATTTACAAATGTTGAGTGAGATACATGGATTAAACTATGTAACAGTAGTTCCTCATAATGTTATAGGAGTAGGACAAAGGTATTATGATCCTTTTAGGAATGTTGTAGGAATAATGATTAATAGAGCTGCACAGCATAAAAATCTTATTATATACGGTGATGGAGAACAAAAACGTTCTTTTTCTGATGTTAGAGATTGTATTATAGCTGTAGAAAGAATTATGAATAGTAATCGTGAAGATCTGTGTGGACAAGTATTTAACATTGGTCCAGACGACAATGAGATGTCTATTAAACAATTAGCTACGTTAGTAACTCAACTCTCAGAAGTTTATATAAAATTTGACCATTACCCTGACAGACCTAGAGAAGTTAAAGATGCTTATTGTTCTAGTGATAAGATTAGAAAAGAATTTAATTATAATGCAGCTACGCCAGCTAAACAAACTATAGCAGATATGGTAAATTGGATTAAACCTATGGCACGAGAGTTTGAGTATCATTTACCTATAGAGCTTGTAACAGATCAAACACCTAAAACATGGACGGATAAATTAATCTAATGAGTAAAATCCAAGAAAAAATAACTGTAATAATGGATGAGTTACAACAAAAAATGGAAAGTAATGCTCATCTAACAGATCTTGCTGCAGTAGTTACTTTACTTGCACAAGTATCTATATACAAATCACATATGAATGATGAAGATAAAGATTATCATGATGCGATTGTATGGTGGTTAGAAGACTATCCTGAAAAGAGTTGGCGTGTACAGTAGTGATTGTTGGCAATGTAAGTATGTTTGCTGGGCTATAGGCGCAGGGCAAGGAGTTTTATGCTTTCATCCAGAAAATCAAAAGTATAATCCAAAACCTCGCAAATATGTAGCACCAGGGAAAGAAGATAACTATTTGGTGAATAAAGCAACGATTGTAAGATACATACCAGATGGTTGTACTTTTAGAGAAGAAAGAGTAAAAGATGACAGTTAAAGTAATTACACCTTATGTGTATGATAATGAAATAGCAGAACATAAAAATAAGTTTTGGGATCTTGATATACATTATGAAAAAGATACAGCCGGAATCGGTTCTGATTTAATGTATCAAAAGATGTGGAATCAGTTTCCTGAACATGATATTTTTATACTTCATGCAGATATGCACCCATTTAAAGATGGGTGGTGGGAAGAAATGCTAACGTATGTAGACAAGTATCCAGAAGCAGGAATGTTGGGTTTATTATTGTTATATCCTGCACAGAATGATAATTATGAACACTATATACAGTGTGCTGGTGGACAATTTACTGATGGAAAACCAGATCATTTTGGTAGTGGTTTAATACTTGAAAATAAATCACAATTTAAACAAAATTTAGAAGTTGACGATGGAAGGTACTTAGGAGTAAGAGAAGTAGCATGGACAACTTTTGGAGGTTGTTATCTTAGACGAAGTTTTCTTAATACTGTAGGAGATTTTAGTCCAGAGTATGAATGGACATATAATAGGGATGTTGATTATTGTTTAAAAGCTAGAGAGGCAGGAGAACATATTTATCAAATACCTGTAAGATTACTACACCATGAATCAAGAGACAATAAAAGAATAAAAGATCAGTCTAAAGCTGATATGGAAACTAGAAATTTACAAACATTACTGGCGAAATGGGCAAATTCAAAATTTTATAAAACGCTGGACAAAGAGATAAAAAGTGGATAAAGTATATATAACGAAACAAGAAATGTACGATGGTATAGAAAAAGAAGCTAAAAAATTAAAATCAGGAGATAATGGGCCTATATTAACTGTAATATTATGGATATGGATTTTATGGGCATTAGTATTTTTAATAATTCCTACTTTTATATCATTAGTGTTAGTATTTGTAATATATGCACCATTCTATATTGTAGATCAAAAAATTCTTAAAAGGAGAAATAATGGCTAAACTAAATAAAGTATGGGTGCAAGCAGCACTAGAAATGTCTCAAGTAGATAAAAGTAAACTTGATGATTGGCTTAAGAAAGTAGATGGAGCATCGTCTAGTAGGTTAAGAGGTTTTATTAATAATCTTTGTGGAGCTGATAATATAAATTACTTAGAAATAGGAGTTTATAAAGGTGCTACTCTAATGTCTGCTATAGCTAGTAATCCTGCAACAAAAGCTGTAGGAATAGAAAATTCAATGTATGATTGGAGAAAACCTAATCCTGCTACTATACCAGAAGGATCACCTTGTTGGCCTTCTATGATACGAGATCTTAACTATAATCTTGAAAAATGGACAACAACTCGTGGTTATGTGCCTAATGCTATAACTATTATTGAAGATTCTTTTCAAAATGTAGATTACTCTAAACTACCTACTTTTAATATATGTTATTTAGATATAGAACAAATAAATGCCACTATTCTTGATGAATTTTTTACTATAGTATATCCACATCTTAATAAAGAGTGTGTCTTAATAGTATCAGGAGTTACAAACTCTATACTTATGGAAGAACTAAATAAATCGTTACTAAGACATGATGATAATTTTACTATAGAATATGAATTTTTAGAAATTAGTGGTTCGGGATCAGATAGTAGAAATTATTGGAATGGTATTAGAATACTAGGTTTAAAAAGAAAAGTTAAAGCAGCAGTTAAAGCAATAGTAAATAAAAAACCAACACCTAAACCCGTTAAAGAGGCTTAAATGAAAAAGAAATCAGCAATAAGTTTAATAAGTTATGATGCAGCTTATTTACCTGAAAGTATTTCTAGATACTATAACTATGTAGATGAAATTGTATTAGGATTAGATAAAAATAGAAAAACTTGGAGTGGTAATGCTTTTTCTTTTGATGAAAATAAATTATGGGCAGATCTAGGAGCTATTGACGGAGATTCTAAAATTTCTGTAGTAGAAGAAGATTTTGTAAAAAGTAGCATTGCTATTGAGAATGACAACTATGAGAGAAATTTTCTTAAAGCACAATGTAATAATGATTGGATTTTTAGTTTTGATGCAGATGAGTGGTTGATTAATTCAAAATACTTTTTTTATGAGTATTGTCCTTTTGTAGAGCGTTATTATAATAAAGTAGATATTTGTATGACTTGGGCAACTCCTTATAAGTCCATTGATGATACAACTTTAGTTATTGTAAATGAAGATGGTAGTCCGTTTTTTGGAGAAAATCAAGGAATAGTTACTTCTAAAGATAGTACTTTTACATACGCTAGATGGACAGATAAAAGTGCAGCAGGAACAAATAGAGTTAGTTCTCCCCTTATTGCTTTACATTGGAGTCTTTGTAGAGAAAAATCAGACTTACATCAAAAAATTAATAATATAGGACACTCAGATATAGTAGAAAATGATCCTTTTTATCAAATATGGGATCAGGTAACTATGGATAACTATCATGAATTACACAATTTTAAAACTTCAGGATTAGGTCAAGCACAATGGCCACGTTTAAGAGCCATCCCTGCTAGTGAAGTAGAAGATTTTTATAAACAAAACGAAGGACAGGCTTACTAATATGATTATAGATTTTATAGGAAAATTTTATGACAACCACTCTCTATCTATTATTAATAGAAATTTAGTACTTAAATTAGCAGAACTACATCCTAATTGGGAAATTTCTATAACACCTTTAGATTCATATGATCCAGAGTATAGAGTTGAAAAAAATGTAGTCAAACAATTAAAAGTACTAGAACAAGTAGAAACAGGCGAGCCTGATATCCAACTAAGACATTCGTATCCGCCTATATGGCAGTGGCCTGCAAGTGATAGAACTAAAGTTGTATTTATTCAACCTTGGGAGTATACTAAAGCACCTTTTGAGTGGCAGTATAAATTTGAAACTTTTGCTGATGCACTAATTGTACCTAGTAACTTTATAGGAGATACATTTAGAAATGCCGGACTTAATCCTGAAAACTTGTACGTAGTTCCTAATGGTTATGACGATCAAGTATTTAATACAACAGAAGATAATTCAGATAGTGATCATATAGATGGTGATAGGTTTAATTTTGTATATGTAGGTAATTCTCAGTGGAGAAAAGGTTTAGACATACTTATGAACTCTTGGAAGGATTCTTTTAAAAGATCTGATAAAGCTACATTAATTATAAAAGATAACCCTAAAATTTATGGACAAAGTAATATACTAGACGAAATTATAAAAATGCAAGTTAAAACAGGATGTTCAGAGATTATATATATAAATGATGATCTATCTGATAAAGAAATGGCAGCAATATTTAAAAGTTCAGATATTGTAGTACATCCTTATAGAGCAGAAGGATTTGGTATGCATATACAAGAAGCAATGGCTTGTGGGTGTATTCCCTTAGTATCAGAACTTGGTCCTACAGATGATTTTGTAAATGCTGACAATGGTTTTAAACTACCAGTAAGTAGAAAAGCAGTAAATATCACAGATGCAAATGTATTTGCTATGAAACCTGGAGATGCTATGACAGGAATGAGTACTCATACTTTTTATAACGAACCTAATGCGGATAACTTAACAAACGGTATTAAGATGATCTACCATTCTCATAATAAAGCAGAAGAGGTTTATTCTAAAAAAGATAATATGAATATGGTAAATACTTGGAATAAAGTAGTAGAAGACTATGTTTCTATATTTGAACAAGTTAGTGCTAGACAAAATATTGTTAGATATTGACTTTTTAATAATTTGTAATACTATAGTGTTACAAGGAGAATAAAATGGATGAATTAGATGAATTTTTTGCAAATCTAGAGGTAGAAGCAATAAATAGTAAACCTACAGAAATACCTAGTTTAGATACAAAAATTATTAATGATTTTCACGGTAATATTCCTATTTTTAATGAAGAAGTTAGTGGGCAATTACCCACTATTACTCCTAAAGCGCAGATATATATTACAGATGTGTTAGAACAAGGACAATATTTTAGATTTGCAGTAGATGGTGGTGGTTGTTCTGGTTTTAATTATGCTTTTGATGTAGAGACGCATCCTAAAAAAGATGATATACAATTTTCAGAAAACCCACCATCAGTTATTGACTCTATTAGTTTAAAGTATCTATACGGAAGTATTATAGATTTAGATACATCAGGATTAAGCAAGCAATTAAAAGTAGAAAATCCAGGAGCTAAAGCTAGTTGTGGTTGTGGAACTAGTTTTGCGTTTGATGAGTCTATGCTATTATCATGATGTATAAAGAAATTGTAAATGAAAGTGGGCTTCCTTGGTTAGAACTTAATATAGAAGTCCCACATCAAGAAATGTTACAAGAAGCTATAACACTAAAAGATGAATTTGTAAAACATAGAGATGAAGATAACGGATCAGGATATAGTCATAAAGGTTGGAGAAGTCTTTGTATTCATGGTATAGATGCGTATAAAACTAATCATTATGAACAATATGGTTATACATCAAATGAGCAAGCCCCTTATACATGGACAGATATATGTTCTAAATGCCCTGTAACTAAAGAATTTTTTCAAGATTATTTTCCTTATGATACTTATTATAGAGTTAGATACATGTTATTAGAGCCGCAAGGCTACATAACTCCACACACAGATACGGATGTTCATAAATTATCTCCAGTTAACTTAGCATTGAATAATCCTGAAGGTTGTAATTTTAAAATGAAGGGTCACAAAGGTTTTTTACCTTTTTCTGCAGGAAAAGCATTACTACTAGATGTAGGTAATACACATGCAGTATATAATAATAGTAATGAAGATAGATACCATATAATAATACATGGTAAAGTAAATAAACAATTTAAACAGTTAGTAGAATATAGTTATGCGAAAAATGGGTCTCAATAAAAATTATGTAGTAGCTATATTTGATGATCCAAACTTTTCATCTAAGAATATGACTATACAAGAAAAACGAGCAGAAATTACAGGATTCTTTACTAGATTTAAATATTTTGGTCCTATTATATATGGTAATTCTATTAATGAAGTGTTAGATAAAGCACTTGAGCATGATGTTGACTTTTGCGTAGCACAGTCTGTAGGACATATAATAAAAGAAGGAAGTTTCTTTAGACTGCTTGAGAAATGGATGGAAAAAAAGAATTTTTTTGTTACAGGACATATTTTAGATAAAGAAATACCTAATAGTAATTGGGCAGAAGGAAACGGCTATTATGGGCTACATAAGCAATGTATATTAGTTAATTTAAATTATTATAAAAAGTTTAATAAACCTGTATGGGGAGATGCTAAACATAAGTTAGATAAACCAGAACATTTAGCAGCAGCTAATAGACATGCTAAAGATATACATGATGACTATACTCCTTTATCCTTAATTCCTACAGAAGAAACAAAAGTTTGTACTCCTTTAGTTAGTGGATGGAATTTTGTAAATACTAGTTTAGAAAATGGACTTACTGTATATAACTTTCATCCTAAAGTTCGAGACGCAAAACAATTTGTTTATCCTACTAGTAGTATAGAAGATTTACAAAATCAATTATCTTGGATTAATAATATTGTAAATTATGCACCTCAATGCGTATTTTTATGGAATACAGAAACTTATTTAGATCTTAAATACTGTAAACTAGATAAACCTATTAAAAATTTATATACTTTAGCAGCAAGTTTTAAACCTCATATGATACTAAATACTTTTGGTTTTGAAGAAGATACTATAGTAAATTTTTATGACTACAGTAAGCCTGCATTAGCATATAAAAATATGATGTTTAAGTATTGGGATGGAGAAGATTATCCTTCTTTTATAAATTGGGCAAGAAAACAATACTCGTTTAACGAAACACACGGTACTATGACAGAAAATGAAACGGATCAAAGTCTATGGGAACGTGAAATTAGTTGGTGGGGTAGTGAAGAAAATATTAAAGAACACTGGTATAGATATAAAAAACTAAAACATACATTTACTCATGTAGATATCTGTAAAGATCCTACATCTATAACTAACAGGATAGTAGCAGAACCTAATAGTTTAATTTGGTGGAGTAACGCATTTCATACTGTAAATGCGCACTATCTTCAAGGATTACAGGGTGTTACGAATAGTTATAGTACATGGATTAATCAAATTAAAATAAATAATCCTGATATATGGATTTTAGGTAAAGATTTTATGGATAAGCCTATTGAAGGGAGTCAAATAAAAGATTATGTTATTAAAAGCTAAAACAAAACTAGAATTTAATAATAGTTGGATACATCAATTAAAATTTGTAGAACACACTGATACAGATCTTGCAGGACATGTAGATGCTATATCTGTAAAAAGTGAATCAGGTAGTGTATTTGATTTTTATAGATCTAATCCATTAGAAAATCCTGATGATTTCAAGTATACAGCTTTATATCATAAAATACCTGCTGTACAAAAATTAGTAGATCATTTTCAGCTTCAAACTACTAGAGTAAGAATACATAGACAACTTCCGGGTCAAGAAATACCTTTACATACTGATGGTAATAATACCGCAGTAAAAGATAAAAATGACTATATGATTAGAAGTATTACTGCGCTTACTGCAAGTAAAGATTTTACATATAAATTCATAGACACAGAAAAGAAACGTAGAGTTCAATGGCTAGAACAAGGAGAGACAATATTTTTTGATCCTGATTTAGTAGCTCATGGAATGTCAAATGAGTCAACTACAGAAACTAGATATGCTTTAGTGCAGATATTTAAGTTATACCCAGTTACAGCTTGGGCAAGAGATTTTATAAGCACTGAAAAAGTAGTAACAATATGAATATAGACTTTGGTACCGCATTTCACAAACCAAATGGTAATGCAGTAAAAGTAACTATTAACGAATTTAGAGATAAACTATATCTACATATAAGAGATTATACAATGGATGGGGATACAGGACAGTGGTTTCCTACTAAAACAGGATTTTCTATTCCAGCAGATGAAGTTAGCTCTCTAATACCTCTTTTAAATGATGCTGCAGAAGCTGTTGCTCAGAGGTATATATGGAATAATCAATTAGAATTGGAATTTGAAGAATTGGAGAATGAATATGAGTATTAAAGCTTGGAATGATGAACAGGAAGTTGAACTAACTAAACTGTATATAGAAGAAGGAATCAAAGATGTACATGAACTAGCAGCTATCTTTGAAAAAGGTTATAGAAGTGTAATAAGTAAATTAGTACAGCTTAAGATATATGAAAAACCTGAGCTTGAAGAGGAAGATAAGTCTTTAACTGTAAAAGTTATGCTGAGAGAGCTAGAAGAAATTTTAGGTGTAGAAGTAATAGGAACTAATTTAAATAAAAAAGAAAATTTAAGTAAGTTACTTGATGCCATTAAAAAGAAGATCGGCTAATGGGAACACTTAAAGCAGGTGTTGGATTAATATATGAGCGAGTAGATAATATCATATATGGTAGATATCCAGGAAAAATAGATAGATGGGAAGTAGGAAGAACAGATATGAAACCAATATCACCAAATGATATAGTACCAGAACGACAGTCAATAGGTTGGGATTCTGCTGCTGGACATGGTCATAACCAATACACAAAAGAAGAAATTGAAGCATTAGGTATTAAAGTAGTAGAAGAACAAGTTATTCCTGATCAAACTAATATATATAAGTTTAGTGAGGATAAACTAATAGAAGAGTTTACAGACTATATTGATAGTACTTATGCAGCACACTATAATACTAATAAAATTCAATCTATGGAAAATATTATAGATAAAGGTCATGGTACTGGATTCTGTATGGGAAATGTAGATAAGTATGCAAGTAGATATTTAAACAAAGGTACGAGAGAAGATGCTCGTAAAGATCTAATGAAGGTGTTACACTACGCACTTCTTCAATTACATATACATGATAATAATTTATAAGGACTAATCATGAAGTATATCGTAGATATTGACGGCACTATCTGTCATGCACATCAATTACCCAGTGGCAAATGGGACTATGAAAATCATGTACCAATTATGGGTCGTATTTTTAGAATAAATAGACTATATGATGAGGGACATACTATTAAATATATGACTGCTCGAGGAGCAGTTAGTGGTATTAATTACTATGAAATGACTAAAAGTCAATTAGATAGTTGGGGTTGTAAATATCACGAATTGTCAGTTGGTGAGAAAGAACATTACGATATCTGGGTAGATGATAAAGCTCACAACTCGGAAGAATTTTTCAAATGACAACTAGTATGCGATGGTTTAGTTCTGAATGGCAGACTCAAGAAGTTGACGAAACTGTAGTTAACAGGGTATTAGCAGCTAAAAATGTATTAGATATTGGTTGTGGGCATAATCCTTATAAAAAATTTGCTACAGGTAAATTTACAGGAATTGATGTTTATATTGATACAGCTGATGAACATATGGATTTTCTAAACTTTAGGACACAAGAAAAATATGATCTCATAATTGCTTATGGAGTTTTTCACTTTCATACTTTAGATTTAATAGACATACAACTTAAAAAAGCTATGAAACTACTTACTCCAGACGGTGTAATGTGTATGAAAGTAAATCCAAATCTTCCTAACTTTGATGGATCTGTTCTACCATGGTACAATAAATGGACAAAACCTCTTGCTAATCACTATGGGGAAGTATATAGTAAAAAAATTAACAATATGAGGGAAAGTACTCGTGGTAGATTTAAATGGGAATATGAATAGGTAACAATGGACTATTATGTTGTAGTATTACTATTAGGTGTTTTTTATGGATTTTTTGTAGGACTCATTCCTGTAGCAGGAGCTACAACTGGTTTAATTGCAGTATACAGTTTTGTAGGTTACTTCCATGATCCATATATGCTAGTAGTTTTTACAACAGCCGTTGTAGTTACCAGTAGTATCGGCGACACGTTCTGTGGCGTAGTTATGAACGTACCAGGAGCAGGCGGCGCTGCAGCAACAATGGTTGACGGATTTCCTATGAGTAGACGTGGTGAAGCAGCTAGAGCACTCAGTGCCGCAATTAGTACAAGTTGGATTAATGGTCTTATATGGGGACTGTTAGTTTTTTTGTTCTTACCCTACTACACTAAAATAGTTCTATATTTTGGTACAGCTGAGATGTTTGCGTTCTTGATTTTTGCAATGACTTGTGTTATATTTATCAGTAGTAAATATTGGTTTAGAGGAGTTATCGCACTTGTTGTAGGAGTTATACTAGGACTAGTAGGTATGGACCCAGATACAGCCGCACAGCGTTGGATCACAGTGATTCCACAGTTTGATTTCAATACTTGGACATTATGGTTTGCTGATTGGGAGTATATCGAAGACGGTATTCAAATGATCCCAGTAATGGCAGGTGTGCTAGCGTTCCCAGAACTAGTAAGCGCATACAGAATGAAAGCTACAAAAATTAGTTTAACCAAAGGTGATATAGTTGCACAGTTAATACAAGGCATTAAAGATACTTGGAAATACAAGTGGGATGGACTACGTGGCGGTTTTATTGGCGGCTTTGTGGGACTAGTACCAGGTATTGGCGGCAATATAGCTGATTGGTTTGCATATAGTCAAACAGTTGCATTATCACGTAAACCAGGTAAAGGTGCTGAAGCTAATGGCGAAAAGTATCCAGTAGGACAAGGCAACGTACAAGGTGTAATTGGTTGTGAAGGCGCTAACAATGCACAAAAAGCTACAAGCTATGTTCCTACTATTCTGTTTGGTATTCCTGGAGCACCATTTGAAGTTATTGTAATGGGTCTGCTTATGTATGTTGGACTTGAACTGGGTAGCCCAGCAGTATTAGAAGACGGGGTGTTCTTTGATCATCTACTAAGCAGTTATATGTTAAGTTTATTAATTATTTTACCAATTAGTTACGGATTTATTCGTTATGCGGTGTATATTACAAACATCCCATTCAAGTATTACTTCTGGCCTATTATGGCAAGTCTAGTATGGACTACATCACAGTATACAGGATTCTTTGACGATTATCTTATGTTCTTTATGTGTTGTGTAGTGGGACTAGTTATGAAGTATTTTAAATTTAGTCGGATAAGTTTCCTAATAGGATTTATATTATCACACAGACTTGAAGCAAGTTGGGTACAGTTTAATACATTCGGTTATGGATGGGAAGAACTACTACTTGCGCCATTCCCTGCCACATTTATTGCACTAGCGATAATTGCGGCAATTTGGGGAATATTCTTTAACAAAGTTAGAATTGACTTTGTATAACGCATCAATATAGGAGAACGATAGATGCACATAAGAAATATTTTAATGAGTACAGTAACAGCTGTAGTAATGACTGCAACAGCAGCTTTTTCAGAAATCACAGTTGTCAATCCACAAAAGCCAGGTGGTGGTACTACTGTATGGACTGAGATTATTATGAAAGAACTTACAAAGCATTTAGGCGAACGCATTGTACTACGTAATATCCCAGGAGCAAGAGATATTCCCGGAATTAATAAATGGCATAATGATCTACGCTTTGACGATAATACAATCGTAGTTACCCATGGAGGTAATGGTGTATCATTCTTACAAGAAAATGTAGACTATAACTATGCAGATTATGATTCAATTGGTCTTATGAACCTAAATATTATTATGGGTAAAGTAAAAGGCGCTGATATGGATAAACCTGTATTTGCAGGCACATCAGGAGCAGTCCCAGAAGCATTTGCTATGGCTATGATGATTTGTGGCCCTGATCAGACAATGGATCAGTATATTAAGTGTTTTGGAGAAAATGTACGTTGGGTAAAAGGTATGAGCGGTGGAGAACGTCGTTTAGCATTTAAACGTGGTGATCTAACAGGCTCGCGTGAAAATCCTGCAACATATGCAATTCATATTGAACCAGATGAAAATGCAGAACTATGGTTTCATCACGGCTTGCTTGATCCAGTAACAGGTAAGCACGTAGACGATCCAAACTTTCCTGGTGCTCAGTTTGAAATTCAATTTAAAGAGCGTTATGGTGTAGAACCAAGTGGTGAGTTTTATGATGCATATGTACTTGTTAAATCATTTCGTGATGGGTTGCAAAAAGCAATTTGGATTAATAAAGGCAACCCAGAACTTAAAGATAGAATTGTAGCAGCTATGCGTAAAATGGCAAGTGATCCAGAATCTGTAGCAGCTATAGAAGCAAAGAATGGTAAGTATGATTGGTATATTGGTGAAGATGGAGACCAAATGCGTGATACTCTTATGACATTTATTACAGAAGATGCTCTTCGTAATTTAGTTAGATTTAATACAGAAGCATTAGGATTAAACTCTGTGTTAAAAGAAAATCTATTTCCTCAAAATCGTTAATACATAAAAGAGGGGACAGTATCTGTCCCCTCAACTACAGGAGAATAATATGGAAAGTAACTGGGAAAAAACAGCACCAAGAACAAATTATCATTTTGATGCATTTAAAAATGATCCAGCATATGATGGTATGCGTTATATAGGAAAATTTGTAGGTGATTGGAGCAATGAATTAAAACAAACTATTGACAATAGTAAAGAAATTACTTGGCGTACTAGAAATCCTCTTGATAATCCAGAAGGATTTAGTGAAGACTATGTAGCAGAAGAACTTGACCTGACTAAAACAGGTGCTCCAACAGATCTTGTACTAACTAATTTGGAGTATACTTTACTTCCTATATTTGATCGTATGGTAGATGCATTACATTTACTACCTGGAGAAGATAGATCTATACAAAAACGTATACATGTACAGCATCCAGGACAAGTATGGAATCTACATATTGATAAATTAGAAAAGTGGCATAAAAATGAACCACATAAAGTATACCGTTTTATGGTTATGCTTAATGATTGGGAACCAGGCCACTTTATACAGTATGGTAACTATATACATACAGGTTATCGTGCAGGTGAAATTTATAGTTTTGATTGGTATAACTCACCACACTGCACAGCTAATGCAGGACGTGGACCACGTAGTACGTTATTAGTTACTGGCGTAGCCACACAGAAAATGCATATGTTATTTTCAAAATATGATAATAAAATAGAAATATGAAACAACTGACAATAGCAGTTGGCCCACAAGGAAGCGGAAATCATCTGTATGCAAAACTATTCGGTAGTAATAAAAATATCTATGGGTGGCAGAGTTTACAAGAAAAATACTGGGAAGGGCATGACATGGAGCCTTTCTCAGACTATTGGCAGAATCCTGAATTTTTATTAGATTTTGATACTTCTACACATGATTATTTCTATACAAGTATGGGGTGTCCTTATGTATTTGATGGAGAAACACTAATACCTGACTTTGAAACTTTTCATTATTATGCTGCACAAGTATTTGATAATGTTAATTATATAATTATAGGTAGGGACAAAAATATACTACGGCACCAGCAAAGCAGAGTAAGAAATAACATTACTTTCCCGAAACTTATTAAAGAATTAGACTTTTTTTTAACTAAGTCTCATGTATTTGTTAGTCAAGAACTTATATACTTATATGGTATAAAGTATCTTAATAGTATTGAGGACTCATTAGATATTCCTCGTAATAATAATATAGATAAAATTAATGAAATATTAATAGAAGATCAAAATTATAAATATATGCAGTATGTAGAGTATACAGAACTTGATGATTTAGTAAAACTTGCCAGTAAAGAACGAGGCGGACTTTAATATTGGAAGATATAGAAAAATTTATTGGTGCACAGAGATCATTAGTTAGTAATAATTATTTTAGTAAATTTTTAAATACAGTTACTAATCAAATTATCATAGAGTACCGATCAAGATCTGGAGGTAATTTAGTACAAAGAATTATAGCTAGTGATTTAAAAAATATATATTGGGATAAATTTATTAATAATTCTACAGAAGATAGTATAGATCCTATATATTGGCCTATAAACGGTTTTCGTCCTCAAATACCTCACACAATATCACCAAAAGATCAACAATTACACACTTGTCATACAGGTGGTAGTTTAATGCATATGGGAGATAGGGAAGAACTTACATCTTTATTATCTTTAGTAAAAAAAGCAGAAAAAGTAAATAAAAGATTAATTATTAGATCCCATAATAAATTACGCAAGTATAATAAAAATATGACAATAGTAAGAGTGGTAGGTAATAAAAAACAACTAGGAAGAAACTTACAAACATTAAAAGAGTTCTTTGAACCTGTAAATGAACCTAATACACATAATATAAACATAAATAAATTAGTATCAGAAGACTATGAATTATTTTTATGTGAATATACTAATTTATGTAAATTTTTAAATATAAATATGAATACACATAAGGTAAGAAAATTTATAGAAGAATGGGTTGCAAGACAATAAAATATGACACCTTCTAGAAATATTTTAAAAAAATTAGAAAATAAAGCAATTATAGTAGAGTATATAAGAGGATCTGGAGGTAATTTAGTACAAAGAATTATAGCTAGTGATAATAAATTTTATTGGGATGCTGATATAAATAATAGTTTTACTAAAGAGAGTGATCCTATATATTGGCCAAAAAAAGGATTTATACCTCAACAAAAGTATGTAAATAATAGTGCTTGTGAAAGTGATTATTCATTTTTTGAGGTAGTAGTGTACACAACAAAAGGAAAAAGTTTATTGCTAAAAGCTTTAAAAGATAATAAAATGTTTTCTTTTAAGTCACATGATAGCTTAAGGCATTTAAACAATAATATAAAAATAATTAGAATTGTAGGTATAAACAAACGTGAAGATAGACCTATAATATACAAAACTCACCCTTTTAAAGAATTTTATAAACCTGTTACACATCCCAATACTTATAATATAAATATAAATAATTTAACTAGTAAAGATTATAAACTATTTAAAATAGAATATTTAGCATTATGTAGAAATTTAAAACTAACACCTAACGTAAAACCTGTAAGAAATTTTATTTTAGAATGGATATCTAGACAACAATAAGTAATTATAAACTTTCCCAATGCTTATTTTTGTTCTATATTCATAATATGATTTATAAAGAACTTAAAATACTTATCCAAACACATAGCACATTGTACTATGATGATTATGCTCCTGAGATTACAGACGCAGAATTTGATCAACTGTATGATAAACTAGTAGCTATGGAATCCGCCCAAGGTTGGCGTGATCATGATTCTCCTACTTTCCGCGTTGGCGGTAAGGCAGGCAAAGTAACTCATCCCTATCCTTTATACTCATTACGTAAAGTATATGATATTGAAGAAGTTGATGATTTTATGGATGTCAGACTTCCTAAAATTGATGGCACTAATCTTAGTTTAATCTATACTAATGGTAGATTATCAACAGCATTAACTCGTGGTAATGGTGAGCGTGGAGAAGATGTTACACATCTTGTAGAAGGTATTACTAATATACCTACACGTATAGATACTCATTTAGATGAAGTAGTAATTAATGGTGAGTGTGTAACTAATAATGAAGTAGATAACTTTAGAAACTATGTTAGTGGAGCACTCGGTCTTAAATCTGCTAAAGAATTTACAGAGCGTAATATTATATTTATTGCTCATGACTGGTTAGGTGCTCATTTTGGGTATAAAGCTCGTATGGAAATTGTTAAGAATATGGGATTCTTTACAGTAATGGAAGATGATGCATGGACCTACCCTATGGATGGTGTAGTATATCGTGCTGATTCTTACGCTAAATGTTTAAGATTAGGTTATACCTCTAAGTTTCCTAAATTTGCAGTAGCACTCAAAGAACGTGAGACAGAAACAGCTATTACTACTTTACAAGATGTATTATGGGTAGTAGGTAGAACTGGTACCGTTAATCCTACAGCAGTTATTGATCCAGTAGTATTGGAAGATGCTACAATTTCTAGAGTTACTCTACATAATTTAGGTATTATTGAAGAACATAATCTTGGATTAGGTGACATGATCCAGATTGAACGTGCTGGCGGTGTTATTCCTAAGTTTCTTCGTGTAATCGAACACTCTAAGCACGGCATTAAGATAACTAAAAATCATGCAGAAACTACCATTGGTATGGATACAAAGT